CTGAGATGGTCAATCAAGGGCTGATCTTCGACGACGGCGGCGGCTTCGAGTTGCTGGCGGCGCGCTTCAAGGCGGCGGATCGCAAGATGCGCAACCTGATGCTCGACGTCATGGAACGCGAAACATCCGCGGTGCTCGATGTCGCCAAGCTGCGGCTGGCTGAGCTGTTTCCTAATCCGGCGCGGATGCAGGCGGCTTTGCAGACGGAAGTGACGATCGGCGCGGGCAATACGGTCTACGGGCGCGTGTTCGCGACCGGCTTGCCTTATCTCGCGATCCACGAGTTCGGCGGCCGCACCGCGCCGCATGAGATTTTTCCCGTCCACGCCAGCGTGCTCGCGTTCATGTCGCAGGGCTTCTTTCGCGGCAAGGGTGTGGGCAAGGTGACGTTCCGCACCGGCGCGGTGAATGACATGGTGTTCGCCAAGAGCGTGCAGCATCCCGGCTCGCAGATGCCTGAGCGATCGTATCTGCGCTATGCGCTGGCGCAGCGGCGTGAGGCGCTGGTCGCGGCATTCGGCGCGGCGGCGATCCAGGCGGTGCAGGCATGAGCGCCCCGACTCGCGAGACGGTCATGCAGGCGTTGTTCGCGCGGCTGCAGAACGTGCCCGGCATCGTCTCGACCTCGCGGCGGATGACGATGCCGCAGCTCGTCGCTCCGGCCGATCAACCCTGCCTGATGCTGTGGGAACAGCCTGAGATCGCGAAGAACCGCACCGGCCTGCCTGACCTGCGTCAGTGGGAGGCATGGATCGTCGTCGTGTTCACCAACACCGACGCATCGATCGCGGGCGCGACGATCATCAATCCGATCCTTGATGCGATCGAGACGGTGTTTGCGCCCGACGATCAAGGCCGGAACTTGTGTAGCCTGGGCGGTTTGGTGCATTACGCACGAATTGAAGGGACCGTAATAAAGGAAACCGGCGACACTGACACGACGGGGCTTGGCGGAGCCGTAGTGCCTATCAAGATTTTGCCGCCGTAACAGGAGCTTTCCATGCAATTCGGTTTCGGCTCGGGCCTGCTCTACGCCAACCGCACGGACATCGCCAACCAGGGGCCGTTGCGCTTCGGCGCGTTCCAGGATCTTCAGCTTAGTTTCTCAGGCGAGATCAAGGAACTGTTCGGGCAGAATCAGTTCGCGCTCGACGTGGCGCGCGGCAAGGTCAAGATCGAGGGCAAGGCAAAGATGGCGCAGATTTCCGCGCCGGTCTTCAATGCGGTGTTCTTCGGCGGCGCGATCGCGGCCGGTCAGACGCTCAGCATCTATCAAGAGGCTGCCACTGTTCCCGCCCTCACGACCTATACGGTGACCGTCGCCAACGCGGCGCACTTCGTCGCTGACCTCGGCGTGCATTACCTCGCGACCGGGCAGGCGTTCACGCTCGTCACGTCGCTCACCGCAGCGGGTCAGTACACCGTCAACGCCGCGACCGGCGTCTATACGTTCGATTCCGCCGATGCATCCGCCGCGATCCTGATCGATTATACCTACAGCGCGACGACCGGCTGGACGATGCAGGCGGGCAACCCGCTGATGGGCAACACGCCGAAATTCAGCGCGACGTTCACTCAGCAGTACGGCGGCAACCAGATGACCGTGCTGCTGCCCTACTGCGTCGGCAGCAAGTTCTCGCTGCCGACCAAGATCGATGATTACGTCGTGGAAGAGTTCGATTTCCAGGCGTTCTCGGGGCCGGGCGGCAACCCGATCTCGATCTCGACGACTCTCGCATGATCGAGGACCCGATCAGCGTCGTCATCGGCGGGGAGGACTATCTCTGCCCGCCGATGTCGTTCTACTGCCTGGAACGCGCGTGGCCGCACATCCAGCGGCTGTCGCGAATGGCGACGCTCAATCAGGTGGTGCAGCAGGCGCAACGGCGCCTCGCGGCGGCGGAGGCGGGCGATGGCCTTGCCAGCGCCAGCGCGGTAGCCGCGCAGGCAGCACTCGATGATGCGCAGGCGACGGTCGAGAAAGCCGGTGGCGACTTCATCGGGCAAACGCACGAAGCGCTGGCGGTGATCGCCGCGGCGCTGTCGCTGCGCACGCCCGCGCCGTCGCTTGAGGACCTTGCCAAGCGGCTGCGAGCCGATGAGATCACGGGCATTCACGAAGCCTGTACGTTGCTGATGAACTCGTCAGGGCTGATCGGTCGCAGCACCCCGGGGGAATCCGCGGCGATGAGCCGGACACCGGCCCTGTTGAATGGGACCGGCTCGTCGCCGAACTCGCTGCTCACGGCGTAGAAGGCGGGTCATGGGACGCGGTGTACCGGCGCACCACGATCCCGCGCTACATGGCCTTCCAGCGGCACTGGCGGCGGCATCCGCGTGTCGAGTGGCTGGTCGCCGGATATCTCGGCTTCAAGCCAACGCCTGAGCCCGACGCGCGGCCTGCGGCGGCGCGCATTCCCCCGCCCACGGGCGCGATCATGCAGCTTTACCAGAGCCTTGGCGGAAGCCAGGGCAAACCGGCGGTGCTACGGACATGAGCGGCAGCAACGACAGCGTGCGGATCAGCATCAACGCCGACGCCGCCGACTTCTCCGAGACGATGGTCTCGGCGATGACGGATGCGCAGAAGTTCAATGCGATCCTGAAAAGCGTCAACAACGACCTCGCCAAAGCCGCCGCGATCTGGGACCAGGGCAGCGAGGCGATCACGAAATACGCCTCCGCGCTGTCGGGCAGCAGCAATGCCGCCAAGGCCGCGCAGACGTCGTTCGCCAGCTTGACGACGGCGGCGACATCGACTGAGGGCGGCTTCAAGAGCGCCGCCGACAGCGCGACGGTGTTCATCAAGGCGCTGAACCCGACGCCGCTGCAAGCGCTGCGCTCGCTGATGGGTGCGGAGATGCCCGCCGCGTTCCGCATGACGCAGAACGCGACGCTCGGCGTCGTCGAGGAAATGACCGGGCTGAACCGCAACTTCGCCTCGGCGGCGCTGAGTGCGGCGGCGTTCACGCGCGCGCTGAACCCGGCACCGGCGGCGGCGTTCCGCGCGGCGCTCAATGAGATCGCGGCGGGTAATCGCGTCGTCTCGACGACGATCGGCTCGGTGATTGCGGAACAGACCGGCCTTGGGCGTGCGTTCACCAGCGCCGCAGAGAGCGCGCGCAGCTTCATGGCGGCGCTGAACCCGACACCGCTCGCCGCCTTCCGCGCCGCGATGAGCGAGCAAATTCCCGCCGGTTTGCGCACCACGCAAGTCACGATGGAACAGGCGATCGCGGCCTCGACCGGGCTGGGGGCGACATTCAAGTCGGCGGCTGAATCCGCTGAGATATTCAAGCGCGGGCTCGACCCGTCGCCGCTGATGCAGATGCGCGACCTGATGGGCGACGCGGTGCCTGCGGCGGTCACGCACACCACGACGACGATCAATGAACTGATCGACGGGATGACGCGTGAGGGACAGGCGACGAAATCCGCCGCTGACTCCGCGCAGGTCTTCGCCAGGGGATTGCGCGAGGTGATCGGTCCACTCGCGCAGATGCGCGACCTGATGGGCGAGAGCCTGACGGGCAGCCTGCGGCAGACCGAGACAACGATCAACGAACTGGTTGGAGCACTCACTCGCGAAGGCCAGGCGAGCAAGAGCGCCGCTGAATCCGCGCAGGTCTTCGCCGCCGCGCTCGGGCAGGTGCAGACGCCCGCACAGCGGCTCCGCGCGATGATGGCAACCGAGGTGCCGGGCGCGTTCAAGCTGACGCAGCAGGCAACGCGCGAGGCGATCAACGACCTGACCGGCGTCAGCCGCGAGTTCAAATCCGCCGAGGAGTCGGCGCGCGCGTTCAATCAGGCGCTTGATCCGTCGCCGTTGCAGCGCACCAAGCAATTACTCGACGAGACCACGCACGGCGCACACGGCGCGAGCGGCGGCTTCTCGATGATCACCCACGAAGTCATCGTGCTCGGGCACGAGGCGATGATGGGGAATTTCTCGCGCATCCCCGGCTCGCTGCTGGTGCTGACGGAATACTGCGGCAACTTCAGATCCAAGGTCATCGAACTCGCGGCGTCGATGACCTCGATGGGCTGGGCCGGCGTCGCGGCGATCGGCGCGGTCGCGGGGGCATTCGTCGCGCTGATAATCCGCGCGCACGAGGCAACGGTCGCGGTGCGCGAGGCGATGAACGCCGCGACGATGGGCGGGCGCGATCCGAAAGAGGCGGCGGCGGCGGTCAAATCCGGGGCCGAGGGGATGAAAGAGATCGGCGTCATGGGTCACCATGCCGCCTACGAAGTCTCCGCCGCGATCGAGAGCCTGGGTGAAGTCGGCGAGGCTGAGAAAAAGCGGCTGCAAGCGCTCGGCACGCAATTCTTTCTTAACTGGGGCAGCGACGCGAAGAAGACGGCGCAAGAGATCAACCAGATTTTTGCGTCCGATTCATCGCTGAAAAGCTATCTCGACCAGCAGCATCTCCTGTCAAGCAAAGCCGCCGACGCCTGGGCCGACACGACAAGCTCAGCGAAGCACTACGAGATCGGTATCAAGGCGATCGAGGACCGGCTCGGCTCGATCGGGCCGAAGATCAAGCAAATGGTGGACGATGCGTCGTTCAACCGCGCGCAGTACATGGTGGGCGATGGCTCGCCTCTGATGCCGGTTGCCGGAACGGGCAACGTCACCGGCCCGCAGTCGGGGCTCGGTGACTTCGATCCCGGCAGCAAACGGCGCAGCGCGGCAACAGAAGAAGAGGACGCGGCGGTTCTCAAGCTGACCGCGCATAATCGCGAACTCAAGACGCTGACCGATGAACGCGACTCTGCGACCCGCGCACTGGCGCGCGCCGAGGCGGATCACGATGCGGCGGGCGCTGCGGCGGCGCGGCAGGCGATCGAAAACGGCAACGTGCTGATCGCGCAGTGGAAGGCGCAGGGCGACGCGTCGTGGGCGCAGAAGCAACAGGCGGCACTCGATCAGATACTCGTCAAGGTCGGCGCGACGGCGACCAGCGTCAGGGCTCGCGACGAGGCGCTGAACAGAGAGCGCATCAAGTTTTGGGAAGATGCCGCCAAGAACATCGCCAAGACGCCCGAACAGATTCAAATGGCCGAGGAAAAGGCCAATCAGGCGCGGCTCGCCTTGCAGGGCGAGGTTGTCGCGGGCAACGCGGCGGCAGCGCGCGCGGCGACGGCGGCGGCGCGCAAGAGCCTGGAGGAACGCCTCGCGGAACTCAGCACCGAGCAGGCGGCGAACCGCGACGACTACGCCAAAGTCGCGGCGCTGGAGAAGCAGAAGCTCGACCTGATCCGCGCCAGCGTCGGCGAGAAGTCCAAGCTGTATCAGGACGAACTCAAGCGCCAGGAGATGATGGAGCGCGCCAACACGCTCGAAATCGCGAAGGTCAAAGAACAGGAACTCCAACAGAAGCGCAGCCAGGATCAGGCGGCGTTCCAGATCAAGAAGGATCTGGACGATGAGGCGGTCATCGAAAAGAAGATGACGCACGAGCAGGAACTTGCCGACCTGCGCGCGCTTGCCGCCAGCCAGCACGCGATCGAATTGCAGATGGCGAACGACGTGCTTGCCGGTCTCGACAAGCAGTCCAAAGCCTATGAGGAATATTACAACAAGATCCAGACGATGCAGGCGCAGTGGGCGGCGCAGGACGCCAAGCTGGTGCGCGACGTCCGGATGAAAGAGGAACAGGAGTTCAACAAGCTGGCGGCACCCTTCGAGAGCGCGATCTCGGGCCAGGTCAGTGCGATGCTGCGCGGCACCGAGACGATCGGCCAGGGCGTGCAGAAGATGGCGGCGAACATCGTCACCGAATACGCGACGATGGCGGTCAAGACGATGATGCACTCAGCCGCGATGGCGGCATGGGATGTCGCCAAGCAACTCTGGTCGCAGACGACGCAGACGAGTGCTGTCGTCAGCGGGCAGACGGCGCAAACGGCGGCGGTGGTCACGGGCGAGGCGGCGCGGCAGACGGCGAAGACGGCGGCGCATGTCGCGGGATCGGCGATGGAAGCGGCGAGCGGCACCGCCTCGGTGATGAACGCCGCCTACAAGGCCGCCGCGAACACCTATGCCTCGGTCAGCGCGATTCCCTATGTCGGCTGGATTATGGCGCCGGTCGCCGCCGCCGGCGCGTTCGCCGCGGTCGCCGCCTACAACGTGATGACCTCGCTCGATGTCGGCGCCTGGAACCTGCCGCACGACATGCCGGCGAACCTGCACGCGGGCGAGATGGTGATCCCGCAGAACTTCGCCGAGGGCCTGCGCTCGGGTGGCGGCATCGGCGGCGGTCCGATGACGCAGAACATCAATTACTCGCCGACGATTCACGGCGGCGGCGGCGGCGACATGCACGCGCTGATGCAAGGACAGGCTGCAGCGTTCAAAAGCTATATCTGGCACGCGACGCGCAACGGCTCGCTGGCGCTGCCGAAGGGGCGCTGAGCATGAAACTGGTGATGACGCTGACGGTGCGCGACGAGGCGGACATCCTCGAAGCGAACCTCGATTTCCATCTGGCGCACGGCGTCGATCATGTCATCGCGACCGATAACCTCTCATGCGACGGCTCGAGCGAAATCCTCAGATCCTATGAAGCGCGCAATGTTCTCAGCTATCTGCGCGACGACGACGACACCTATCCGCAGTCGGCGATGACAACGCGCATGGCCCGCCTTGCCGCAGGTATGCGCGCAGATTGGGTGATCAACGCCGATGTCGATGAGTTCTGGTATCCGCATCACGGCGATCTCAAGGCGATGCTGGCGAGCGTGCCCGCACGCGCCGAGGCCGCGGCGGCGCCGGTGCTGAACTTCGCCCCCGTCGCCGAGCCGGGCTACTTCGCCGACGTGATGACCGTGCGTCATCCCGCGCCGCGCGATGAGTTCGGCGATCCGCTGCGCGGCAAGGTGTGTCATCGCGCACTCGCCGAGGCGCAGGTTTTGCCGGGCAGTCATATCGTCCGGCGCGGGATGCGCGTGATGACGTCCGAGCGCGCGCCGATCTCGATCCTGCATTTCCCGGCGCGCTCATACGCGCAGTTCGAGCGCAAGATCGCCACCGGGGGTGCCGCGATGATGCGCCGCCTGACGCACCCGCTGGCGAGCGTGCTGCGCCTCGCGCGGCTCTACGAGATGCAGCAGCGAGGCGATCTGCGCGCGCTCTATGACGGCATGACCTTGAGTGACGCGGCGATCGCGGCGGGATTGCAAAGCGGGGCGCTGCTGCGCGACGAGCGGCTGCGCACGGCACTGGACAAGGCGAGGCAGGCATGACGGTCTATCCGGTCTATTACCCCGACCTTCCGGGCCTGACGTTCAGCGTCATCAAGCGGCCGAAATTCTACAACAGCATCGCGATCGCCGCGTCAGGCCGCGAGGTGCGCGTCGGCTACGCGCAGTTCCCGCGCTGGGAGTGGGACCTGACGTATGACTATCTGCCCGACAAGCAGACCGGCTCATCGGCGACGTCATCGGATTTGCGCGATCTGCTGGGCTTTTATCTCTCATGCACCGGCACGCTGAGCGGCTTCGTGTTCCTCGATCCGGACGACTGCACGGTGAGCGCGCAGTTTCTCGGCACCGGCGACGGCACGACGACGACGTTTCCGCTGATCCGCAGCTTCGGCCTCAACGGCTTTTATGAGCCGGTCGGCTATGTCGATCCGACCGGCTTCGTCGGCTATGTCAACGGCGTCGCCTCGGCCTGCGGCATCGACAGCTCGATTCCCTGCAACCAGACGGTGACGTTCAGCACGGCCCCGGCGTCGGGCGCGATCGTCACCTGCGATATGAATTATTATTTCTATGTCCGCTTCAAAGAGGACACCACGGAGTATGAGAAGTTCATGGACAAGCTGTGGTCGTCGCGGCTCATCACCCTGATCTCGCTGCGCGACGGCCCGCCGTTCGCGGGTAGCTGCGGCTGATGCGCGCGGCCTCGGACGCGCTCAAGGCGGCATTTGCGGCACGCACGCCGATGTGGTCTGCGGACCTGTTCACCCTGTCGCTGCGCAACGGCTACGACTATCGCTTCACCGGCGCCGACGAGGCGGTCACCTGGGGCGGGCACACCTTCGCGGCGGGCGGACCGGCGGTCGAGCGCACCACGTGGTCGTCGAAGAACACCACGGAAATCCCGTCGATGACGGTGCAAATCTATTCGACCGGCAGCGACTTCGCGACCTCCAACCCGATGAGCGACATCATCAACGGCCTGTTCGACGGCGGCTATTTGCTGCTGCAACGCGCCTTCATGCCGAAGTTCGGCAATACCTCGCTCGGCGCGGTGACATTGTTCGGCGGCATGATCGGCGACTGCGAGGTCAATGCGCAGGGTGCGAAGCTGACGATCACCGCGAGCAACGTCGCGCTGGAACAAAACATTCCGCGCCGCACCTATGAGGCGAGCTGCCTGCACACACTTTACGATGGCGGCTGCACGCTGAACTCGCACGCCTACCGCAGCTACTTCAACGTTGCCTCGGCGAATGCGATGTTCATCGCCCTGGTGTCGCCGCCCTCGGATATGTCGATCTACTTCCAGGGCATGGTCGATCTGGTTGACGGCCTGGGCAACCAGCAGTCGGCGACGATCACGGGGTATAATTCCAGCGGCATCGCCTTCAGCTATCCGCTGCTGATTGTGCCAAGCCCGGGCGATGCGGTGCTGATCTATCAGGGCTGCGACAAGACGATGGCGCGCTGTCAGGCGTTCGGCAACATCCTCAACTATGGCGGATTCCCCTATGTGCCGCCGCAATCGTACGGGATCTGAGCGATGCGTGTGACCGGCGATCTGCCGCACGACCTCACGCCGGGGCCGGGGATTCTACCGCTCGACGCGGAGAAGGAGGCGATGCTGCGCCGCGCGCTGGTCGACGAGGCGCGCACCTGGATCGGCACGCCGTACCGCCAGCTTGGCGATGTCAAGGGGATCGCGTGCGACTGCTCGATGCTACTGGTGCGCTGCCTTGTCGATACCGGCATCGTCGAGGCGTTCGATCCGCGTCCCTACCCGCCGACGTGGTTTCTGCATCAGGCGGATGAACGCTACATCGACTGGCTCAGCATCGTCGCGGTCGAGGTCGAAACGCCGCAGCCGGGCGATTTCGTGACGGTCAAGATCGGACGCGCGTTCGCGCACAGCGGCATCGTCAGTGACGCCGAGCATCTGATCCACGCGTTCGCCGATGAGGGCCAGGTGCGCGAGAGCGTGCTGCGGCATCCGCGCCTGTCGTTCATGGGGCATGGCAGCCGGACGGCGCGGCCGCGGCGGTTCTACGACCTGTTCGCCCGCCTCGGGGGGCGCTGACATGGGCTTCCTGCATTCAGGCAGTAATGCCTCCAACCCGCCGCAATACACCAACGTGCAGGTGCAGACCTCCGCCGAGGGTATGGTCGTTCCCGTCATCTACGGGCGCAACCGCGTCGCGCCGAACCTCGTATGGGCGGATAATTTCCAAGGCAAGAACGGCGGCAAGAAGGGCGGCGGCAAGGGTGGCGGCAAGGGATCGGGCAACAAGACCTATTACACCGGCGTCGTGCTGGCGGTCTGCGAAGGTCCGATCAGCTACGGCTTCATCTTCATCGACAATTCGACGGTCGGCACCTTCGGCTATCTCAACCTGACGCCTTATATCGGCACCTCGACGCAGACCCCGGCTGATCTGATCAGCACGATCGGCTCCGCGTTCGTGCCGATGGCCTATCGCAACACCGCCTACCTCGCGTCGAACAGCTACGATCTCGGCGCGGCGGCGACCTTGCCGCAGCACAACTTTGAAATTCACGGCTTCTTCGATTCCAGTTGCAGCATCAGCGGCTTTCCCGACGCCAATCCGGCGACGTTCATCACCGATCTCTGCACCAACACTCGCTATGGCCTCTCGATGCCGTCCGGGCTGATCGCCGACACGACGCAATACGCGACCTATTGCCTTGCCAGCAACCTGCTGATGAGCCCGGTGCTCGACAAGCAGGAACAGTTCATCTCGACGTTGCAGCGCTGGGCGGAGTTATCGAACACCTGGATTTTCTGGTCGGAAAACCAGATGAAGTTCGTCCCGCTGGGCACCTATGCGGTGAGCGGCAACGGCGTGACGTACACGCCGGTCACGACGATTCAGTACGACCTCGGCTACGACGACTTCATCGTCAAGTCCGGCGAGCCGCCGTTGACCGTGCTGCGCGGTGACATCAGCAAGGCGTATAACTGGGTCAAGGTCAACGCGCGGCATCGCATCAATCTCTACAACGCGGTCACCGTCGAGTGGAAAGACCTTGCGTCGATCTCGCAATTCGGCGCGTTCCAGGCGAAGGAAGTGCAGGCCGATGAGGTCTGCGATCGCAACATCGCGCAAGTCATGGCGACGTTTCTCGGCGAGCGTTCGCTGTACCTGCGCAATGAATACAAGTTCACCCTGGGATGGAATTACTGCCTGCTTGAGCCGGGCGATATTGTCAGCCTCAACGATCCGGCGCTCAACCTCGTGACGCATCCGGTGCGGATCAAGGAGGTTGCCGAGGACAAGGACGGCAATTTGACGATCACCGCCGAGGAATGTCCGACCGCGTTCGGCGCGGCGGCGACGCTGACGCCGCAGCCGAGCACGCCGGCAAGTTTCCCGTCCTCGGACGTGGACCCGGGATCGGTCAATCCCCCGGCGATCTATGAGCCTGATACCGCCGTCACGGCGGGGCAGTCGCAGATATGGGTCGGCGCGTCGGGCGGCAGCTATTGGGGCGGAGCGACGGTCTACGCGAGCATCGACGACGTGACCTATGCGGAGATCGGCGCGATCGACAATCCGATCCCGCAAGGCGTGCTGCTGAGCACGCTGGCTTCGCACGCTGATCCTGACACCACGGACACGCTCTCGATCGATCTGACCGAAAGTCTGACCGTGCTGAGCGCGAGTGTGACCGATGCGGACGCCGATGCCGGTCGCACGCTCGCGCTGGTCGATGGCGAACTGATTGCCTACGGCGCGGTCGCGCCAAACATCACCAACAGCTATTCGTCGGACCTGACGTATCTGCGGCGCGGCTTCTACGGCAGCCTGATCGGCGCGCACGCGGCGGGCTCGGCGTTCTCGGCGCTGACCCCCTCGGCGATGCTGAAGGTGACACTGCCGGCGTCCTATGTCGGCAAGACGGTGTATCTCAAGCTGACCAGCTTCAACCTCTTCGGCAGCGCCGAGCAGGATATTTCGCTCGTGACGCGCTATTCCTTCGTCCCTGTCGGGCGCGTGCTCGCGGCGACCGCGGTGCTGCTGCCGCTGGTCAACGGCGATATGCCGGTCGGCGTCGTCACCAATTCATCCGGAGTGCCGATCTATGTGGCTCAATAGTCATGGCTGAATCGACCCTGCTGACCGACTACCTCGGGCGCGGCCTCGCCTCGGCGCGGCCCTCATCGCTCACCGTCGCGGCGAACGCGCTGGCGCTCTACTACGCGACGGACACCACCACCTGGTCCTACTGGAACGGCTCGGGCTGGACCAACATGACGATGGCGGTCAACAGCGTGACCGCCGGAGCCGGGCTGAGCGGAGGCACGATCACCGCGTCGGGCACGATCGCACTCGCTCCGGTTGCGGCTGGCGCGATCCTGGCGAACACCGGCACAGTCTCGGCGGTGCCCTCGGCGACGGCGCTATCGGATCTGTTCGCGATCAACACGGGCACGATCGACGTCGCGACCGCGCTGCGCAGCGTGCCGATCCCTTTCGCGTTCTCAGGCAAGCCGCTCGCGGGGCAGATGGAGCACGTCGCGCAGATCAGCGACGCGCTGCTCAATATCCCCGCCACGCTGGCCGGCACCGCGACCTATGTCGGCACCAATCCCACGGCGACGGCGGTGTTCACCTTGAGCAAGGTGCATTCCGGCACGGTGACGACGATCGGCACGATCTCGATCGCGACCTCGGGCACCGTCACCTTGAGCGGCAGCGCCTATACCGCCGCCGCCGGCGATACGCTGCGGCTGACCGCGCCGTCGCCGCAGGACAGCACGCTCGCGGATGTCTGCATCACCGTCGAGGGCAAGCTGCCTTGACGACCGCACTATTTCATTCGCGTAGCGGTCGATCACGCGCGTATTAGTTTTTTCCGCCAAGCAGGGACTATTTCCTTGTGTCAGGAGTAAGCGACTCCTCCGCGCCGCTCCGCTCGGCGCTCGCCCGCGTGCCGATCATGGCTGTGCTCAACGCACTGGTCCTGCTGGTCGGCCTGACGGCCTGGGCGGTGTCGGTGCACAACCAGGCCGACACCGCGAGCCGTGATCTGGTGCGGCTGGATGCGTCGATGACGGACAAGATCGCCGAGTTGCGCGCGGTCACCGCTGCCGGACTGAGCGAAGTACACACCCAGTTGAGCGTGCTGCCTGATCAGCGCGCGCGGATCGAGGTGCTGGAGCGGCACGCCTCGGACGCCGATGCGCGGCTGACCGCGATTGCCGCGATCGTCGCCGGGCACACCGAGGCCGAGGCGCAAAGTCGCGCCGATATCAATGCGTTGCTGCGCACGATCAATCAGCCGCTTGAGCGGCGCGTGCGATGAGGCCGGTGCTGGCGCTGTTGTTGCTCGCAGGCTGTGTCAGCCAGCAGCAGATCAGCGCGCGCGATTTTGATCCACCGCCGACCACGTTGACGCAATGCTATCAGCCGCATCCGCTGCCCAAGCCGCCGCCGCCGCCGCGCAGCGCGCAGGCGGTGATCGACTGGGCACGCGCATTGCAGGAAGTCGCGATAACGAACAGTGCGAACCTGATTGATTGTGCGGAACGCATCGCTCATCTCAACGCCTGGATCAACGACCGGACCGCCAGGGAGCGGCCACAATGACAGACATGAAACTGGCGCTGGGCTACGCCGCGACCTGCGTCTGCGGCTCTGAGGGCTTCGCCAAGACGGCGTATCTCGACAAGCTGGCGCGCGTGCCGGTCTGGACGATCGGCTACGGCACGACGCGGATCAACGGCGAGCCGGTGCGCGAGGGTATGACCTGCACGCACGATCAGGCGCTCGCCTGGGCGGCTGCGGATATGCAGGCGGCGGCGAATTTCGTGCGGCGCGCGGTGAGCGTGGAGCTGAACGATTGGCAACTCGCCGCGCTGATCTCGTTCTGCTACAATATCGGGATGGGCAATTTCGCGCGTTCGTCGGTGCGCGCGGCGCTCAATGCCGGGTGCTATGCGTGCGCGGCGGAGAAGCTGCTTGAGTATGACGAGGCCGGCGGGCACGTCATCGGCGGACTGGAAACCCGGCGCAAGCGCGAGCGGGCGCTATTTCTGATCGGTAACGGCAATATCGCGTTCCACACCTGTCCCGCCGCGCCCGCCGCAGCGTGCGGCATTGATCCCGACAATGAAGCCGATTTGCTTAATCAGCAGGAACTCGACCGCCTGCATCACCAAGGAGACCCCGCATGAGCATCGCCGCCGCCTTCGCCGCTGTCGAGAAGGGTGCCGCCAGCGTCTATCATTCCGTGCTCGCCACCGGCAGTCAGGTGCTCGCCTGGGAGCATGATCCGGCCGTCGCGCCATTGCTCGACGTCGGCGTCGCCTATGCAAATTCGGCATTGACCCGCTTCGGCGTGCCCGCCGGGACGGTATCGATCGTGGCACAGGACGTCGTCGTGGCGCTCAAGGCGCTGGCGGCGATCGATCCGACCGTGCCCTCGGTCGCGACATCGACGACGACGACGACGGAAACCATCGCGACCGGAACGGAATAGGGCTGGTCAGCGCAACGGATTTGTGCGCAACGTATCGGCGTTTCCTACCTGGACTATTGCAACTGGCGCGCTCCGGCCTCGAGTCCCCCTCTGAGGCCGGGGTTTTTTATGCGTAGCCCGCCGAGGTGTCCTGCGCCCATTCCAGAATGATCCGCGAGTGCATTTCGTCGGCATCATCCTGGGCCATCGTCGCGGTGTCGATCGCGTCGCTGTTGCGCATGACCAGCAGCACGACGGGCAGTTGCTCCATCGCCTTGTCCGACAGCGTGTCCCATTCGACGCCCTCGACCACCAGTTCGCGGCTCTCGCGCGGCAGCGGCATCAGGTGGGGCTTGCGGCCGGCTGACAGGCCGACGATGCGATACCCTGGCGGGATCGGCACGCACACTTCGACGGTGCCGACGACGACATAAGCGGCAAAGGGAATGACGGTCATGCAAGCCCCCGTTCGAGATCGGCTGAGAACGCATCGAGTTCGCCCGACCAGCCTGACATGCGATCGAGATCGGCCTTTGTCGGCTCATCACCGGCATCGCTCTGGCTCATGATCAGGCGGAACAGCGAGGCGGCACCGCCATAGAACGCGCGGCGGCATTCGGTGCGCTGCACCTCGGACGTCTCGTCGTTGAAGATCGCGTCCGACAGGCTGGCCCACTCTCCGGCGATGGTCGGCGGATAGGTCTCAGGCTCGCGCCTGGGCCTGGGCGGCGCTTGCGCCTCGGCCTTGCTCTGCGGGCCGCGCTGCTCGGGCGGCACCCGGCGCAGCGCCTCGACGGCGAAGCCGATCAGCATGACCATATCGTCGGCGGTGGAGCGCTGGCCGACGACATGGACCGTGCCGTCATGCAGTTCCGCGACGACCATACCGTGCATGATGCTGCCTTTGCGCGCGAGATCGGCGAGTTGCTGATACGCCTTGTTCGGGTCTTTCGCCGACATCAGGCGGATGAATCGCCCGCCTTCGGTTTCTGCTGTCATGGTTTGACCTCGGGTTTGACGGGCGGCTCGCTGACGCCGATGACGCGGACCAACTTGCCCCGGCTGAACATCGCCACCCGCTTGCCCTCTCGCAGTGCGTCGCGTATGCGCAGCGCGAGTGCCGCCATGCGGCCCTGGTGCTGGCTTTCGACGGTGATCAGGACCTCTCGGCTCATCGATATCCCTTTCGCCGCTTGCGCGCGGCGAGGGCATCCATAGCGGCAAAGGCTGCGTCGGGAGAAGCGTGCGTCTCCGCACGGATGGTGCCGGGCGATCCGATGCGGCCCCACTCGCGCACCAAGGAGGTCCGCCGAGACGCAAGCGGCGCACCCGAATCGTCCGGCGGCGACAAGTCTAGCGCATACTGCACCGACAGTGCATACGAGCGTGCCATGTGTCGGCCCGGATCGCGTTTGTGCAGGATCATTCGCATGGCGGCGATTGTGCATCACGTTAAACGCGAAGGAAAGCCACCTATGATCGAACCCGGCCCCTGGCAAGGTAATCTGCGCAGCGACGGCGCGAAAGTCATCAAGGGTAACGGCGGTTATATCGCGATCGGTCCGGAGGGAATCGAGGTGTCGTTCTGTCCGCATTGCGGCCTGCCGCTCGAAGACGCCGCGACCGCGCGCCTGCTCGCCGACAAGCTGTTCCCGATGCCGCTATGACGGCAGCCGCTCGACACCCGCCTGCTGCGACGGGAACGGCCATTGCCGGGTCGCTTCGAGAAACAGCACCATTTTCTTGAGTTCAGCCGGATCGGTGATCCCGCGATCGTACCAGACGAAGAAGCAGGCGGGGCAGATCCGTGACGTGCCGTGCCACAGGCTACCGCGAACGTGCGCGACGGTGCGCTCGCAGCAGTCGCAGACGGCGCTCACGACGGTCTGATCTCGGTCAGACGGCAGGTCTCACCGGCCTCGGCGTCGCAGATCAGGCAGTGTCCCAGGGTGCTGACCGCACCACCCCGGTTCTTGCAGCCCGGCTCGTTCATCTCAGGTCTGACCTCGAAGTGGCGCAAGCTGGGCGGGCCGGGAATGGTTTGCAGTTCCGCCTCGAGTTCGGCGAGCGCTGAGAACGTCCCGCCCGGCTCGATGCCGACGGCGGCGATGAAGGCGACGACGCGCACGCCCTTGCCGGTCTCGCCCTTCCAGGCGCGCACCGGAAAGCCGTCATCGGTAAGAAAGAACTCTGGCGTCGGCTCGATGATCAGCTTCATGTCTGCTCGTCGCTCCACGGCGGCTGCGGCGGTTGGTCGGCGACCAGCCGGAACTGGCGCAACTCGACGTGCATGTCGCGTCCGGCCTGGCGCAGCGCCTCGGCGCGGATGCGCTCGGCGACGGGGCGCAAGGCGGCGGCGGTGGCGTGCTGCGACGACATCAGCGGCATGTGGCGCACGGTGGCCTCGAAGGGCACGTCAGCCGAGACGATGCCCTCGCTGCCGTCAGCATAGACCGCGATCCAGACATAGAGCGCATGAACGCGCTGGCGCAGCGGCGGCGGATCGTCGCGGTAGACGTCGCGGTAGACGTCGGTCATTGCGCGTGCTTCTGCGCGTGGCGGATCGCGCGGCTGACCGCATCGCTCAGAGTGTGGCCGCATGGCATCCGCTGGATCGCTGTGCCCTTGGGGCTGATTGTGCCGAGCATACAGCGCCAGTTGGTGGTGAATTTCAGCAGCGTGAAGTGACCGTCGTGGTGCAGTGCGGCGTGTTCAGCAAGGCGTGCGAGTGCCTGACTATCGGTTTCCGCTGCGGCGTAATCCGCCGTGACGACGTTTTGATCCACAGGTGGTGTCCCTTGTGCGTGATGCGCAGGAAACTCGCGCAAAACGAGCAGGCCGTCCAGTGCGGCGAACACGTTATGCACCGAGTTATCCCCTGATCTGTGGATGAAAGCGCGGGACGGTTGTGCTACGGCTGTCGGTGTCGAGCCTGCTGCGGCGCCCCTTGCGCGGCGACTTTGACCTGCGGCGGGCTGGTTGCTCAGCCCGCCGCCATCAGTTCAGCGAGCCGTCGCTCGGCGTGCGCGCCAGCGACTCCCATTCATCGACATCGAACACCCAGGGAAAGTCATCGCCGTTGCGCGCCATGATGAAGCCCTCGGCGCGGGCGATCTCGCGGAACGGCTCGGCAGGTCCCGCACGCCTGCGGGTGGAGTTGCGATAGGGCGAGACGTAGCGCAACTGGCCTTTGGTAATCGTCCGTTCACGCATTATATACCATCCCGTAGTCTGTTCTCACACACACGGACTTGTCAACGTCGGTTGAACCTGCATAGCTGCCGGTTCAATCACCGGTCAAACCGAGAATGGTTACTATCGTCCACGGAATCGAGCGGCAGATCGGCTCTGCGCGCAGCGCGCAGCGCAACAAGCCGGTCATCATCGCGCTCTCGCCCGCCGAGCGTGCGTTCCTGCTGTACCGTCTCGCCGACCGCGCCGCGTCGATCGAGACAGTGCTGTATGCGCAGCGCACCGGCCAGACGGTCTCGCCCTGGGATCGCGAGATGGTCCGCGATCATCTCCACCGGCTGATCGACGCGCTGCGCCGCGACAAGGATCTGATCGTCATCACCGAACTCGACAAATTGCTGGTCGCACAGGCCATCGCGCACAACCCGTATTTCGCGCAGATGCACGCGTCAGACCCGCGTCTGACCATCGACGGGCTCAAGCGCGCCGACGTGCTGCGCCGCCGGCTGATCGCGCTGCTGGACCGGCCGATCGGCAAAGTGCCGCTCGGGGCCGGGCGTACTCGAATCAAGGATGGAGGACACCATGAACGACCAGTCGCAGATCATCGAGTTCAACCGCCCGTCTGACGCGCAGTCAGATGCGCCGCAGCCGCCCGCCCCGGCCGCGAAGCCCGTCAAGAAGAAGAAGGAGCGCATCTTCAAGGACGGACCCTGGGCGCAAAAGCTGATGCTCGGCAGCGACATCAAACTCGCGGTTGAATCGATGGAGCGGCTTGAGATGCGCGTCACCGAATGGCTTGGTGAGGCGATCCGGCTGCGCGTGGCGCAAGAGCGTGGCGAGATCACCTGGGGCGGCAGTGGTCAGACGTCGGATCAGACCGCGCTCGTGCCGGTCAGCGCGTCATCGATGGCGGTCGATGAGATCGATGCGATCGATCGGCTGATCTCTGTCGCGCAGCGCATCGCCGCGATCCAGGGCCGCGACCTCGCGCCGAACAGCCAGGTGCTCGTCGCCGCGCGCCGGCGGCTGGTCAGGATGCTCGGATGACGAACCGCCCGATGCGCCCCGGGGCCGGACGCGACCGGCCGATGATGTGGCTGATGAACGACGACGGCACGATCAAACCGGCTGAGACGATGCGCCAGTGGGCGCTCGACATGTTTCCCAACGCGCACCGCCGCGTCGCGTACGATGCGATCGGCCCGTTCGAGGTCTCGACGATCTTCACCGGCATCGATGTCGAGATGCGCGGCCCGCCGATGGTGTTCGAGACGATGGTGTTCCGCGATAACGACGTGAGCCGCCCACGCCGCACGATCCGCAATCCGACGCGCGAGGAAGCGCTGGAGACGCACGCCGCGCTGGTCGAGGAATATCAGGAGATGTCGTCGTCCTGACGGCGGCTGAGATCACGCCGCGATCCCTCGCCGTGCGCGATCCAGACATAGAACAGCGCTTCCAGCAGGCCGCAGGCCGCGATCCATAGCAGTACCCGCCCGAGGGACAGATGATCGATCAGCATGACGCGGGAACCCCTGTTGTCTGCGCGGCACGATTGCGCGCGATGCACATAATTTTCACCGATCCGTGATGACTTCCGCAAGCCGTTTCGGTAGAAACACAACGGGCGGTCCGGTGACTCATGTGTCCTGTTTGCGGGGTGTCGCAGTTGTGCTTGCGGGTCTGGCGGTGGGCGGAACGCTCGCCACAGGACAGGGCGGCGCAGCGCAGGCGGCACAAGCGATGGGCGGCATGGCGAGCTGGTATGGCGGGCGGTTCGAGGGCAAGCCGATGGCGAACGGCTGTCCGTTTCATCGTCACGCGCTGACCGCCGCCTCGCGCATCCTGCCGCTCGGCGCGCGCGTGCGCGTCCGCCTGCGCGGCAAGAGCGTGATCGTGCCGATTACCGATCGAGGCCCCTATCACCGGGGCCGTGATCTCGATCTGAGCGAAGCAGCGGCGGCGCGGCTCGGGATGCTCAACCTCGGGCTGGCGCACGTCGAAATCGAACGCATCGGCGATGCCGGGGCGTCGGCATGCCGATAACCGCAACAATCAGCTAAAGGACCTTTCTGACGTGGACGCCTCGCTCTTGCATGTCGTCACATGCGTCGCAAACCCGGTGCGGTGGGAGAGCCGTATCCGGCTGGCCAGGAACTTTATCACTCACATGCTCGACAGCGGCGTCGATCTGACCGTGGTCGAAACCGCCTATGGCGAACGCCCGTTTGAACTCGCTGACGTGCCGCACATTCATCATATCCCGACGCGCGCTCGCACGATGGCCTGGTCAAAGGAATCCGCGCTCAACGTCGGCATCCGGTCGCTGCCGCCAACGGCCCGTTACGTCGGGTGGCTGGACAGCGACATCGAGTTCAGAGACGCGAAGTGGGCGGAGAACACCGTCCACGCGCTCCAGCTGGCGCCCGTCGTGCAGCCGTGGAGCGAGGCGCTGGACCTCGGCCCGGACGGCGAAGTCATGACCGTGAAGGGAACGCAGGTGCAGACCTCGTTCGCCTGGGTGTGGCGCGAGCATGGCGACGTCACGTCATGGTGGAAGAAGCAGCAGAACGGCGAGCCCTATGCCTATCCGCACAGCGGCTACGCCTGGGCGGCGACGATGGACATGCTGAGCCGGATCGGGCTGCTGCTGGATTTCTCTGGCCTGGGGGCTGCGGATCATCAGATGTCTCTCGGCATGGTGGGCCTTGGTGCCAATGCGATCCACGGCCTGAGCACGCCGGCCTATGCCAACGCCGTCAAAGCATGGTGCGACCACGCTTTCCGTTTGATCGAGGGGCATGTAAACTATGTCCCGGGAAGGATCGAACACAGCTTCCACGGCCCCAAGGAGTTGCGCAAATACGTCGGGCGCTGGGACATCCTCAATAAGTGGAAATTTGATCCGCACACGGACCTGCATCGGAATCGCTGGGGCATCCTCGAACTCAGCGGTAACAAGCCGGGCTTGATGCGCGACGTCGAACACTACTTCCGCAAGCGCGCGGAGGACGCGAACTATCTGGGCGCGCCATGACGTACAGCATCCTCACCGTCGCGCACGGCGTTGATCACGGCCTGCTGACGCTGCAAGCGCGTTCGCTGGCGCTCTACTGCCCGGCTGATCGGGTGCATGAGATCGTCGTCATCGAGAATTTCGACGCCGGACAAACGCTCGATTGGCGCAAGCCGCTGCTGCTCGAGTACGGCCGGCTGGCGAGCAAGGTGCGCTTTATTCCCGCCGCCGAGGTCGGCCCGATTCCGCCCGGGCACGGCGGCTGGTGGGTGCAGCAGATTCTCAAGATCACCGCCGCACGCATAATCCGCACCGAGCGCTATCTCGTGCTGGATGCGAAGAACCATCTGACCAAGCCGCTCACCCTGGACTTCCTCGAGACGCCGGACGGCACGCCGAAACTGAACGGCTACGGGTTTGAGAACCACAGCTTACGCGACGCATTGATCCGGGCGCTGGTCTACTTCGAGATTGAGCCCGAGCCGTTTGTGCGGCACTTCGCGCGCACCTCGACGCCCTATCTGATGATCACGCCGGTCTGCCTGGACCTGATCACTTATGTTGAGCGGCGCGAGGGCGTGTCGTTTGGCGAAGCCTTCCTGGGCAGACACCTGACTGAATTTTTTCTCTATGCGGGATTTTTGCAGGCGCAGGGGCGGCTGTTTACGACCTATTCGATGAGCCAGCCGTTCTGTCCGCAGATTTGGGGCTTTTCCAGTGGCCTGCATGGCGTCAACGAGGCGCTGACGAAGGCGCGTGACCCCAAGAGCGGGCCTTTCCTCGCGGTGCACCGGCTGGCGCTGGCCGAGATGCAGATGCCCGCACGCGCCGCGCTGGCGGATTTCTGGCAGAGTGCGGGACTATTTCCCACGTTGCAGGCGGGTATCGCCTTCACGCTGCATCCGAACGGATGAGCGTGAACGCTGCCCTGGTCGGTGCGGCGTTTCTGTTTCTCGCCGCACTCTGCATGGTCGCCGCCGGCGTCAAGATCGTCGCGTCGGCACGCGAGACGCGTGACGAGATCGCCGCTCAGGCCGCGATCATCGAGGCGCTGAACATGGATCTGCGGACACGCGACGAACGGCTCGACGCGCAAGGGCGGCTTCTCCGTGCCGCCAACGACTACATGACCAAGGCGAGACTCAGCGCACCCAAGGAGTAGCTTTTGCTACTCGCATCGTACTGAGAAGCTACTGCTTGGTTGGCTTCGTGCCCAGATGCAGATCGATGTCGCTGTCGCTGATATCGGCCGTCTTCGGCGTCAGAGCGCCCGCCATAGCGAGCAGTTGCTTGCCGTGCGCATAGTCCTTGCAGCGCCCGATGACGACCTGAATGGGAATGCCGACATTGGTCAGGTTGAACTCGTGGCACATGCCGCCCCGCATGTAATCCCATGCCGCCTCGGGCATCAGAAAGCACAGCATCGGCGTGCCCGAGCCATCGGGGTTGTTCTCGGCGGGGGTATAGGCGAACAGGCATTTGTCGGCGATCGGCGATTTCATCAAAGGCGTCCTTTTGCGATGGCAACCGAAAATTCCAGCGCCGGTCTACGCGGTCGAAGAATGTGGCGAGTCGATATCAGGCGCGGTAAACGATCTGAGCCGGGGCCGCGCCGTGCTGTCCGGACGGCTTAAACGATCGTAGACCGACGACGCCCGGCCTATTTGCGGCTTCATGCAGCACCGTGCATCGCCTCCAAACGTTCGTTTGCACGCGTCTCCTATGTTTGTACAACCCGCTGTCAGAACAGCGTCGGGCGGCGGTAGAGCGGGGCCTCGGCGGCTTCGGCGCGCGCCGCGTCGATCTCAGCCCGCAACTCGACGGACAGCCCGCCCTCGGCCTCGGCAGTGACGATGCGGGAATGGTCCTCGCGCATCGCGCGGCGGAACTGGAAGCCGTAGCGCTGCACCGCGCCGTCGAGTGCGTTGATGCTGATGCCGAGGCACGCGGCCATCTGTTCTCGGGTGTGCGTCGCGGCGTCACGGCGAACGCGGGTGATGACATCACGGGTCCATTTCATCACGCACCACCTTGCAGCGGAACGCGCGCGCGCCGCGCGCCTTGTGCCATGCGATCTCTTCCTCTGAGGGCCAGCCGAGCGCGATCTGCCACGCCGTCGCCTCATCGCAGTCGCGACCCAGTTCGACGAACACCGTGCCGTCGATGCGCACGATCGCCCAGCCGCGCATCTGCCGATTGGGTGGGGTCACAGCCGCCCCTTGGCGTAGAGCCGGGCGACGAACAGCAGCGAGACCACCACCAGCAGCCAGAACATCATTCGCCGTGCTCCCCGGGGCGCGGCACGATCATGTCGCGCACGACAAAGCGCGCGATCTCGCCAGCCAGGTCGTGCGTCTCGGCCTCGGTGTATTGCAGGCCCATCGCGCGCTGGCGCGCATCGGCACGCTGCACGTATTTGCGCGTCAGGAACTTGAACAGCCGCGCTTCCAGCGTGGCGATGCGTTCAGTCGGCATCGACGTGGCTCGGGCGCTCGGCGTTCAGATCAGACCACGATTGCCAGCCCTTCTCGGTGAAGTCTTTGGAATAGACCTCATTGCGCGGGATGATCGGCTTCCAGGCGCGATCGCAGAACACCCGCCAGTGGGTGACGCCGATCGCCTTGGCCGAGGGCGTGAACGGGCCTTCCATCCACGCATAGCGGGCTTCGTCGCCGAAGATCGCGCTGACCCAGGCGCGCGCGATCGCCGGTTCGAACGCCACCGGCCGCAGTTGCCCGGTCAGCATCTTGAAGCGCTCCCAGTTGCCGAGTTCGTCGGCGTCGCGGTTCGGCCACGGCTGCTGAAACGACAGGCTCAGGTGGCGGCAGCGCTCGTAGTCGGGGTTCTTCATCCAGCCCGACGAGTGATGCCCGGTGTCTTGCGTGAACAGGATCACCGTGCCGCTCTGCCAGTGAAAGTGCGAACAGCGATGCACGTAATCGATCTCGACCGGGTGCTGCATTCGGCCCGTGGTGACGCCGTAGCGCGCGGTGCGATGGATCTGCGCGACGATGCGATCGGGGATGTCCATCAGTGCGCCTTTCGCGGCTTCGCGTCGGGATAGTACGGCGGATTGTCGGGCGCATCCTCCGGTCCGCGATACTCGGACGGCGGGCGGCGGAAGTGCCGGGTCATGCCGGACTCAGCCATCGCGACCTGATGCGCCAGCATCATGAATTTCGCCTCGGCTTCATCGACGACGGCGACGACGCGCAACAGGTTCGGCAGCGCGCGGACGATGGCGGCGCGCACCGCTTTGACGGCCTCGACGGTATCGACGTTGATCGTCGCGGGATCGAGTGCGGGGTCGTTGGTGTCGATGACGACGATGCAGGCGAGTTTCATGCGTGGTGTCCTCTTCATGCGTTGATGCGCGGCGCACACGTCATGCGCCGGGCACGCATCGATTACCAGGGCCGCTCAGTGATCTCGCGCTGCACGGTGACCTCGCCCGCGACGATCTGCGCCTCGACGTAGATTTTCGCCCGCCCGTCGAACAGTGCGGTGAGTTCGGCCGTCGGCGTCAGCAGCTTTTGATGCCGCCGGTTCTGATCGTAGGCGAGGATCGGCGAGTCAGATTCGCCCGCGATCGGCCATTGCAGCTTGAGGATGACGTTCATGCTGATTTGCCTCTGTGCAGATCAGGGCCGTGATAGCCCACGTATGTCCAATCGAGTTCGCCCGCCTTCTCGGCCGGGACGGATACGCCGTCCTTGTCGATCCAGCGCTGGATACCGGGACGCCACTGCATCTGTGCGAGCAACGGGAAGCCGTGGCGCGTGCCGGTGCTGATCAGGTGCCAGGCGATCGTGTTCATGTGCTCAGGCGGCGGCTGGAACAGCACGACGCCGACACCCCTGCGGAGCGCGCGAGCGCGCCCCGAGAGATCAAAGCGGCTCACGCCGCGTCGTCCACGTCGTCAGGCTCCCAGGCCGAGGCGACGGCATCGGGCACGTCAGGGTCGTCGTTCATCGCCGCCTTGACGCTATCGGGCGCGTCATCGACCTCGGCGAACATCGGATCGTCGCCGCTGCGCGGACCCTCAGCGCCGAACTCTACCGCGCGCCAGTCGGGCAGCTTGCCCACCATGGCCTTGCGCAGATCGCCCACGGTCTTCTGCGGCTTGATGCCATGCTCTTGCGCGATCTCGGCCAGCTTGTCGCCGCTGATGCCTTTCAGTATCTCGGGCGTGTCGGTGCGCGGCATCTCGACGGCGATCGCGCGCGCGATCCATTCCGCCCCGGGGCCGGACCCGCGCGCATCGTCAGGCGCATCGAAGCGAATGATCTGACCGATGATCTGACCGGCGATCTCGCACAGTGCACCGTCATCCAGCGCGCGCGTCCTGCCCTCGCTGTCGATCAGCAGCTTCGCCAGTTCACCCCAGGGCGAGCCGGCGATCGGCCCGGCGCTGACGTTGCGCAGGGTAAAGCACAGCAGCAGCAGTTCCAGCATCGCGCCGGGGTTCGCCTCACCCTTGCTGTAGGCGAGCAGATAGTCGCGCGTCGCCTCGGTCTTCATCGCCGCGAGTTGCTTCTGCACGACCTTGGAGATCGGGTCGCGCGCCTTGATCGGCTCAATGATCGTCGCGCCGCTGACGTGCCGCTTGTCGCTCTCGCGGGTGTTGTCGTGCGGCGCGCAGACGTCGTACTGGACCTGCCCGATGTAGTAGCCCTGGGTGATGACGCTCGCGAACACCCGCCTCGGGTCCAGTTTGCGCCAGCGCTTGGGCACGTCGTCGCCGGTCGAATACCAGCCGCTCGGGCGCTTGCCCTCTTTGATGATCTCGATGCGGTCTTTCGATGCTGCCGCCTGCTTGTTGAGCGCGATCTCCTGCAACGCCAGGAACGCGTCGATGTCGGTCGTCGAGAACCGGTCGCCATCGGTCGGCTCAGCAAACAGGTCTTCGTCCCAGGCCAGCAGTGACGTATCGAAGATCGCCCGGCTCTGCGGGATGCGGCGCAGAGTGCAGAGTTCGCTCAGCGTGTACCAGTCGATGTACTCGCCCTTCGCGCTCTTGCGCTTGGCCTTGTCGAGCGCTTTGATCTGCACCTCGTGCGGGGCCAGCGCGATCACCCGCAGATAGTTCGCCTGCGGCAGATCGCCGGTCCCGATCGCGTCGATCAGAGCCGGGGCCATCGATCCCAGGTGCTCCATGCGGCGTGCAAGCGCGAGCGGAATGCCGAGCGCGGCGGCGGCGGTTTCCAGATTGTAGCAGCCATCGGCCATCAGCTCGGCGACCGCGCGCCATTGATCGACGGGGTGCATGGCCGCGCGCACCATGTTCTCGGCAGCGCTGACAGCGACGGGCGAGCGCTCGCCCGTGCCGTCCGTGGTGTGCTCGATCTCGACGGCCTCGATCGTGTCCCAGCCGAGATCACGCGCCGCCGCGAGACGCCGGTGACCCGCGCGCAAGTCCCAATGCCCGCTCTCAAACGGCGACGGCTCAATCAGAACGGGTTGAAGCTGGCCGAGCGTTTGCAGCGACGCGCGCAGCGCCGCGTCCTGTTCAGCCGTGGTCTTGATCTTGCGGCTGTTGCCGGGATCATCGTGGATGGATGTCAGTTGAATACGCATGTGTGGTGTCCTCTCAGGTAGGTTGCAGCGGGGTCTGACGCCGAGTTTCCAACAGCGCTTTGACGATCACCCCGCAGACCGGGCCTCTGCCCCCAGGGCATTTCGCGGAATCGAACCGCCGGTTCCTCCTAGTTCTCGGCCAGCGAGACGGGATTGCACCGTCCTGCCTCATGCGCCTACGCCGCCTCAGTCACTTGCTTGGGCAGAGCGTCGGCGAAATGCGCGCGCACCCGCTGGTCGAGCGCGCGCCCTTCCTCGGTCGGCGCGAGCATCGCGTTGCGCCGGTCCTCTTTGCCGTGCGTGCGTTCAAGCAAGCCGCGATTGACGAGTTTCTCAGCGACGCGGCTGACATGCGGCGACGAGACGCCGAGCAGGGCCGCGACAGTGCCGATCGTCATCGGCGTGTCGTGCGCGATCAGCAGTGCGATGACTTGCAGGTCGCGCATGTGCAGTTGCCCGGCGATCTCATCGCGCGCCAGCAGAGCGCTGAACGCGGCCAGATGCGCATGGGCGGGAAGCTGCGCGTGCGACATCAGCGGCCTCCCGCACGCGGCAGGGACGCGTGCTTGGCGGAGAACGCGGCATCGGCGCGATCAAACAGCGCGCGCTTGTCCTTACGCAGCCGCGCCATCAAGGTGCGCACCGCGTTCGATCCGACCAGCGCGTCGAATTCCTCGCGGCTGTCCATCGTCGCAAGGTCCGCGATGCGCGCGTTGACCCAACGCTCATCGGCGTCGGTCACCGGCTCGGCCTCAGGCTCGGCCTTCGCTGTCTCGGGCTGCTTGGGCGCGCCGAGATCGACGATCGCTTTGGCCTTGATGATCGCGCCGAGCCAGTCGGGTTGCGCGACGCCGAGCCGGCCTGCGGTTTCCGCCAGCGCGCGGATGCAGAGCACCCTTTGCGCCATCGGGCAGGCTTCCAGTTGCGTCCGCTGCACGCGCGCCCAATCGTGGAAATGCTCAGCCGGGACATCGACGAGCGCGGCCTTGAGCAGCTTGACGAACCCCGCCCACGACACCTTGCCCCGGTCGGCCGGGGGTTCGATCGCGCTCAGCACGAACTCGGGCAAGGCGCTGTCTTCGGGCTCGGCCTCGTCGAGCGTGCGCAGCAGTTCCGCCGCGTCGGGCATCACCCGCGCCTCTTCGATGCTGTCGCCGTTGTACTCGATCAGCAGCGCACGCGCCGCGCTGTCAGCCTTGAGCCACAGCCCGACAAAGGCGTGCGCGAATTGCTTGGCGTTCTCGAAGCCCTCACCGACGACCTCGCCGTGCTCATCGATCAGCACCGCGTCATAGTCGGGCTCACCCCAGTCGGGCCGGTCTTCGTTGACGGGCACATCGCCATAGGTCGCCGCGGCCTTGCGCAGTTCTTCGGGCGCGGTCGGGTTCGCGGGTGTCGCAGGCGGCTTGTCAACCGCAGCCGATTTATCGGCCTTTTTGTCAACCGCAGGCTTCGCGGGCGCGGCTTTATCGGCCTTTTTGTCAACCGCATCGGGCTTTTCGGCAAAGCGTGCGAGTGCGGCGTTGAACGCGGCGTCGATCTTGAGTCGCATATCCTCGGGCGCCTCGGCGCGGGTGGACTGCACGCTCGGCATATCGCCGATCTCCTGCACGTCGCGCAGGCTCGGCGCTGCCTTGAGTGCCGCGAACAGCAGCTTCGACCACTCCCACGCGTTGCCCTCACCGATCAGCTTGTTGCGCGTGCCGATGAACCATGTGTCGTCCCAGCCGTCGGCGTCCTTCGCGCGATCGGGATCGGCGCGAAACTGCGCGCGCTGCGGACGCTCAGCGGGTGTCGACCACGACTTCGCCGCCTCGGTCGCGGCATCCTCGGCGTCGATCTCGCGCGTGCCGATGCCGCGCAGCACGTCGGGGAAGGCATCGTGCAGCGCGAAGTGCCGCGCCCGCCACATCATCATCCGCTTGGGGTACTTGCCGTGCGTCGCCTGCCCGAACAGGCCCGCTATCTTCGCGTCCTTCTGCGAGAAGCGCCCGGTCTTGGCTGATGTGCCGCGCCGCTTGGCGATGCAGACGGCGGTGAATCCGTCGCTGCCTTCGTCGCCCTCGAAGAACTCCTGGATGTCATCGACCTTGCCCGACGAGTAGCACAGCCCGGGCACCGCATCGCCCCACACGCTCGGGCGCCCGTTGATGACCGCGATCGACTGCACGGACTGCACCGGCGGCAGGCCAAGCTCGGCACCGAACATCACGGCGAGCACGATGTCGTCGGGCTTGTTGCGATATGACGACGGCACCAGTTGCGACTTCGCCGCGTGCATCGCGAAATCGATGATCTCGCCGATCGAGTTCAACCGGATCGACATGACCGGTGTGACCGCGCGGCTTTCCTGGCGCACCGCGACGGCGCGGGGTTCCTCGGCGATCGACGCCTGGATCGGGGCGATCTCGTTCATCTCAGCGCACTCCCATCTTGTTGGTCGGAATCCATTTGACGCCGGGTATGACCGCGGTCGGACGCCCGGCCGCATCGCGCGCCTTCATCGCGGCTTTGATCGCGTCGTCGTCCACCATCAGGTAGTGGCGGGGCACTTCGTTGACGTCGGCCTCGTAGCCCCAGGTCGTGCGCATCGACATCGTTGCGCCGAATGTGCCGCGTGCGCGGGTCAGACCCGCTGCCTTGCCGCTCGCGACGGCCTCGGCGGCATCGGCCTGCTTGGCGGCTTCGGCGGCGCGATCGAGCAGCGTGTCAGCGGTCTTGCCCTTGTCGAGTGCCTTTGCCGCTGCGGCCGCAGCGCGGTCCGCTTCATCCTGCAGCCGCTTTGCCTCGGCTTCTGCCTTGAGCCGCGCCGCCGCCAGCTTGCGCGCGCCGTAGTCGTCCATGATCGCCTGGACCGCCGCCATCGGCAGCGTCAGCGGGCGATCGAACGATTTGAACCACGCATCGACGGTGCGCCCGCCCAACAGGAATGGCTCTTTGTGCTCTTTGCGCCGGTCTTCTCCGGTGCGGCGCAGCGCGAGCGCCATGCGCATGTTCTCGCCGACATCGCCGAGCGTGTCGTCGTCGTTGATGACGGGGATCGCCGTGACGGTCGCTTGCAGCGCGGCGACGAGCGTGTCGCGCCGTTCGATCAGTTGCGCCAGCGCATAGTCGAGATAGGCGTCGATTTCTGCGCTCGATAGTGGTGCGGGCGGTAGCGGCGCGTTGGAGCCGTGCGTGACGGCAGTCATCTCGTTCATGAGTGTGGTGTCCTCGGGATGATCGGTTGGAGTTCGTTGGGATTGATCGCCCGCAGCGGATTAGCGGCGGGATGCTGCGGCTCATGCGCGAGCGCATAAGCCTTGAGTGCGATCAGCCAGTTGTAGGTTGGCGGATCGATGCGCAGCCCGCGCTCCCAGACCTGGGAGACGCCGGTTGCGGCATAGGGATCGGGGTGTGACGGGTGTTCGCAGCCGTCGATCACGGCGTGCCAGCCGTGCTCGTCATGGATGATGCGGCAGGGCACACGCCATCCGTTGCGCACAAGGCGCATGGAGAAGTAGCCCGGTTCGATCACGCCAATGGCGCGCCGCTGGCTTTCGGCGTGCATTTCCGACGTCATTGCTGTTACCCGTTCTTGTGCGTCGCGCGCATTATGTGCATAGCGCGCAAACTTTGTCAAACCGCGCTCAGCACAAGGGTTTGGTAGCGCACAAGGTTCGGCGGGACGGGTACAGCAAAACGCCGCCCACAAGGGGCGGCGTTTCGGGTCGGCGTTGCGGTGTGGTGTTTTAGGCGGCGTGTCTCATCGGTACGACACGGTTCATGCGACGCTGCACAAACTCGATCGGTGCCGCGGCGACGATCTTCTGATCGAACTGCGGCGGGGCGTGATAGCAGATCAATGTCGCCTTGCCATCGGGCTGCACGGTGATCTGGCGCAGCAGCACCCGACCGTCAGCCATTTCGACAACGCACTCCTGACCGTGCATCAATGCAAGGTCGAACTCGCTGCGATCCAGCGCGCGGTGCAGCACCACGTCGCCGTTTCGGTAGGCTGGATACAGATCATCGCCACAGACGACATGCGCTACCATGTCGGCAGGATCGGGCAATGTGACAGTCTGGGCTTGTTTTTCCGTGCGGATCATTGCCTCGATTTTTCCCTCGGCTCCAATCCGGCCGACGATACGGACGCGCGGTATCGAATGCAATTGTTCACCGTACAGCAACGTGCCTGCCGGTAATTTGAAGATCCTGGCGTACATGCGTGCAACATCGGCACTGACCTGACGCCGACCGTTCTCGTGGTGCGAATAGGTCGTCTGATTCAGTCCGTGTGCGCGTGCAAAACCGATTGCGCTGGGCCAGCCGGCCTCGATCCGCGCTCTCCGTAACCGGTTGGCGACATCGTTCTGGTGAGCCTGCATCATCTTTCGTGCCTTTCTCTTATTGACGCCGCTTGTGCGTTGCGCGCAATTGTCTCATTCATGCCGTCATCAAACTCCCATGCCCCCGATGCACAAATCGGCGACTGTTTTCGTCCGCTGCTACGGCTTTGGCCCGACATGCGGACGCTCGCTGCCGATCTCGAACTCTCCTATTTCACCGTCGCCGCCTGGGTGCGTCGCGACTCAGTTCCACCGTGGCGCTGGGATGCGTTAATCGCTTCGGCCCGCCGGCGACGCCTCCGTGGTGTGACATTCGTAAGCCTCCGTGCGCGCGCCGCACAACGTCTCGCGTTGGACAATAATTCGTCCGATGCCCTTCCGGATGCCCTTCAATGGCAAAAAACGTCGATAAAATCGCGATCTAACGATCTCGGTAACGACCTCGCGATTGCGCACGATGCGCAACCGAACCCCCGCACTTCTTCGCCAACTTCTAATAGGAAGCAGTCTCATGCCGCTTGACGCTACCGCCGGTTCTAATACCGCCACGAATGATTCCGCAGCCGAGTGGATGCGCCAATACCGCCAGCAAAAGCGGCTGTGCGAAGAGGCAAATGGCGTGCTGCGCAACATCGTCAAGCGCGCAAAAGCCGACGGCATGAACGCGAAGGCGATGATCAGCGCGGTCAAGGCGACGAAGCTCGATCCCGTCGAGGTCGCGAAAGACCTGCAAGACGAGATCCGCTACATGCAGATCATCCGCATCCCGATCACCGCGGAGGATTTGCTCGCCGCCTGGGATTCCGAGGTCAACAGCAAGACCCGGCGCGAGGACGATCTGTGGGACGCCGACGACAAGGGCTATCGCGCCGGTCGCGCGGGCACCGACATCTCAGAGATGCCGTACGACGACGCCGAGATGGAGAAGCATTGGAAGGATGCGTGGCACAAGGGCCAGGCGGCGATCGCGCGCGAACTCGGCCAGGACGTGAAGCAGGGCAACGCTTCGCGCCAGCGGCCCGCTCGCGACGAGCAGCCTCGGCTCGCCGATGTCGCCGAAGGTCCCGAGGACCCGCCCTATGTGCCGGGCGCGGTGGCGGCGAAAAAGGTCGGCCGGCCGCGTGGCAAAAAGGGGGTCGGGCGGTCCGCCGTTCATTAAGGCCGTGCCGTGTCGATTCCGGCCGGCGGAATTCTCGCGCTCGATCTGAGCAGCTATGTCGGTTGGGCCTACGGTCTGACCGACAGTGCGACCCCGGAGTTCGGTGTGTGGCGTCTGCCGCACATCGGCGGCGAGGGTGCGAAATACGCCACGTTCGAGAATGAACTCGCCGCGTTCATGCTGATTCGCCAGCCGGGCTCGCTGGTGCTTGAGGCGTCGCTGTCGTTGCAGGCGCTCGCCGGGGTGTCGACCATCGCGGTCGCGCGTCAGCAGCTCACCCTGCGCGGCATCGCCTATTCCGAGGCTTACCGGGCAGCGATTCCGATCAGCGAGGTCAGCAGCGACATCGTGCGGCTCGCGGTGCTCGGCACGTCGCGCTTTCCCAAAAAGCAGGTAAAGTACGAGGTCGTGCGCTACTGCCGCGAGCAGGGGTGGCGCGTGCCTGACCATAATTCCGCCGACGCGTGCCTCGTCTGGCAATGGCAAACCATGCAGCTAAGGGGGACTCGGGGCGCTGCGGGTCGCTTGTTTGCAGGGCACACACACTAATCATCGGGACATCGAAAATGACGACCGCGACTATATTTTTTTCGTTGCGTACAGAGGGCTTGAACCGGTTTGTGCCTTGTGTACCATGCACAAAGCGAAACGCCCGAAGGTGGGGACCATCGGGCGTCTAGATCGCTAGTAAACCGGGGCGGCTGGCTATGGCTACCACGGCAAACAAGGGGCCTTTGCTCCCCCTTATTTGCCATAGCCGAGTCGCCCATGCAAGGGGGCTATGGCTATGATTCTATACAATTTCGTGACGCGCGGATTTAACGCCACGTTCAACCGGGGGTGGCGGTCATGAGCGATTATACCATCGCGGCTATCCCGACGCTCTATCGCGGACGCCAATACCGCTCGCGGCTAGAGGCGCGCTGGGCGGCGTTCTTCGATCTGCTGGGCTGGCGACATGAGTACGAGCCGTTCGACCTGGGTGTATGGTCGCCGGACTTTGCGCTGCGCGCCGAAGAGGAGTGTGCGGAGGCCGGGCCCTTAGAGCCTGGGTTAATCGAGATCAAGCCGATTGACGGGTGGCATCAGCCGACCGTGCAGAAAATGGCGCAAGCCGCGAAGCGGCGAGCGTTCGAGGGGCCTTTGTTTCTGTTCGGCACCGCGCCTCAGTTGATGCCGGAAAACGGCTTTGTGCGGTTGGGCTGGCAAGGCAATATGTGGTGCGACTACGACGAGAAGACGAAAAGGCACAAGCTGGACAGCGTGCGTCGCTGGTGGACGCCTGCATATCTGCATTGGCTGCAAATGTATGACCGGCCATCGTTTGTGCCGGACATATTGCACACGTCGCCTCACCAGCAAATACAGGGCGGCTTCTTTTCCGACCTTACATTTTTGGATGCTAAAACCTACGCCGCACACACAATGAGCTTGTGGGCGCGCGCGACGAACGCCGTGCAATACCAGCACGGGGGCCGGGCATGAGCGTCCTCAACATCATCGCGGCGATGCGCTCAAACCGGAAATCTCTGGCCGAGCGACTGGTGTGGCAGTGCCTTGAGAATCACGCCAACGGCGCACGCTGCTGGTCGATCAGCCGAGCCGAGATCGCGCGCGAACTGAATATCTCGCCCGATACGGTCAACAACGCCATCCAGGCGCTTGAAGCTGACGGCATCATCCGCGTCGAACTGAACCCGCCCCACAAGGCGAAATATCACATGCTGTTCGACGTGTCGCCGAAGCCCCGGTCGCTGTTCGAGGACGCGGTTGATGAGTCGGAATTTCCGACTCATCCGACGAGAACAGAGTCGGAATTTCAGACTCAACGGGAATCCGTCGCCGAGTCGGAATTTCCGACCGTGAAAGCGACGGCTGAGTCGGAATTTCCGACCGACTCTATAGAAGAATCCACCAGTAAGGAAGAATCCACCAGGAAGGTAGTAAGGGAGGGTAGCGCGCGCGCTGACGCGCACGACCCCCCTGTCGTCGGCTCCAATGTTTTCAAGTTTGAAACGGGATTGACGAAGGCGGGCGAGCGCGAGCGCATCGTCACGGCCTGGAATGCCATCGCCGAGGCGGGCGATCTGCCCGTGGTGATGAAGATGACGAAGCGCCGGGAGCGGGCGATCGATCTGCGCATCGCCGAGGTCGGCTTCGACGCGATGTGCGAGGCAGTGCGCAAGGTCGCGGCGTCGTCGTTCTGTCACGGCCAGAACGAGCGGGGCTGGCGTGCTGACTTCGACTTCCTGCTGCAACCCACGAAGCTGATCGCGACGCTGGAAGGGCGCTACGACAACCGCACACCCAAGGCTCAGCCGAAGCCCGGGGGTGTCGCGTCGATGCGCGCGAAATACGGGTTCCGTGGGCTGCAACCCACCATCGAACCAGAGCCAGAAGGGAGGGTCGCGCTATGACGACCAAAGCGCACCTCGGGGCAGTCACCGCGTGGCTGTCGAGCGTCGCAAATGGCACACGCCCCGTCGCTGACATCGAAGACCGCATCAAGGACATGGCGGTAATGCTCGCGGAATCGCTGCCGAACGGCGCGATGTTCTGCACGCAAAGCGCGATCTACGTCTCGATGGAAGCCGAGGGCGGATACTTTCCTAGCGCCAAACGAGCCAAGGAACTGCTGGAAACGTGGTGGGCGGGGCACACGCCGCCGACCCCGCTGCTGCCGTCCGCAGCGAACGACGCGGGTCTGAACACGACTGAGCAACTGATGGCGAAACACTGGCTCGACCTGCACGCGTCAGGCGCGAAAGACGGCGAACTGGCGGTCGCGCTGTCCGTGGTGCGTCGCTACGCGCACAAGGCGTTCCTCTGGCTCGCCAAGACGCACCTGTTCGCCGAGCAGATCGCCAAGCGCCACGACTGGCTGCGCGACGAGACGCCGGCGACAGCCGATGAACGCGCAGCGATGCCGCCGCTCGGCCCGGTCCTGGCCGGGATCGGCATGGTGCTGCACGCGCCACCGCCCTACGCAAAGCCTGATCCGGCGCACGCGTCACCAGAGTCCAAGCCGCCGCCGCTAAAGTCCACACCCGGAGGGAACTCGCCCGTTGCGGGCGCAAAACCCCCGGAAATCAGAGCAAAACCGCCGGAGGGAACTCGCCCGCTCGGCGCGCTCAAGCCTGACGATCTGGCGAAAATCCGCGAGGCGAACCCCGCGATCATCGCGGCGCGACACACCCAGTCGATCATCGCCGAGGAACGCGCGCGCGAGCACGCGGCGGCGTCGCTGTTCACCGACGACGCCGATCTGATCGACGAGCCGCTGGAACCCCTCACCTGGCCGGATGAATGACATGCCCGATATCAACATCGAACAATTCTCGGGCGCAGCCCTGCGGGCGCGCAACATCCCGCCGCGTCCGAGGCGCGGCGATGCGCCGATCTGCTACGACCCGACGCCGGTCCATTGTCGCGGCGAACCGCTCGATGAGGTCTGGTGGAGCGGCCGACAGTGGGCGGTCACGTCGCACGGCATCGAACGGCGCAACGGCTGCTACACCATCGCCAGCGAACGCCTGGGCGAAGGTGCGGACACGCAATACGGCTGGCCCGCGCACATGAGCGGCAAAAGCTGGATCGATATCGACGACTTCATGACCGCGTGGCTGATCGCGCTCACGCTGCACGGCGTCGCGCTGCCCGGGGCCGAGATCAGGTCAGCCCTCGCCCGCGCACAGCCATCCCGGCTCGATGACAAATGACCTGCCACAACACCGCGGCACTCGAAGCCGCGTTCTTCGCCCGGCGCTGCGCACTCTGCGGCGCACAGGCGGATGTCGTTTGCATCGGCAGCGAGGGTGAGTATCGCAACGTCATCAGCGGGCCGCCCGGCAACCTGCGGCCGGTCCGGCGCGTGATCGTCGAGCCGCGCCCCGAGATCAACCTCTGCCTGCCACACGCGGCGGCGAGTTGGGCTGTGAAACAGGCGACGCGGAAGTGACACTTCATCCGGCTTGGCATGGCCGGGCCCGGCCCCTATGTTCGGCCCGGGTGCGTTTCAGGATGTGGTGTCCTCGGTTCCACCTGAAGGTCCGGCGGCGTGTGCGTCGCGCTATCGCCGCCGGCGCTTCCTCCCCATGACACTCCGCACGCGCTATGAGCGGCTGACGGTTCCGGTGCGCGGCTATGATTGGCGTGCTCTCGAAAGGCCGTATTCTATCGGGGATCCGATCGGCTGGGGGTCCACCGAGGCCGAGGCGATCGCGCATTTGCGCATCCTGCAGGATGACAAATCGCGCTTTCCCGAGCGCTGGACGAATCACCGCGTCTGGACGAAAGGCTGGGGCGACAGAGCGAGTCCGCGCAGCTACGGCGACGTCCCGCTAATCGCGCGCGGCAAGCCGAAGCGCCGTCAGTAGCGCTCCGGGGTGTGTCCGCAAGCGCCATGCTCGCAGGCAGATGTCCATCATCAGCAGGTGCAGCAGCGCCGCCCGCCGCATCATCCGCATCAGCGCGAACGACAGGCCGACGTTGAGCACGAGCACGCCCCACAGCAGCCACAAGACGACGGTGTTCATCGTCCGGCCAGCTTATCGACGAAGCGGTTGGTGTAGCCCGGCCGCATCTGCGACGTGATCTCTTGCCACTCGCCTGATGTGTTGAGCGAGGGCGCGATCAGCACCAGGCCGGTGTCCGGTCCGGTTCCCCGCACCAGCGCAGGCGTTCGGTCGGTCTCAGCGACGCGTTCCAGATAGCGCCGCAGACCCGGATCGCGGTGCGCGTGCGGAAAGTTCGGATCGACCCAGACCTGCACGACCGCGACGTCGTGCACCGTGCCGTCGTGCTGGTCGATGCCGATCATGTCGGGCATCACGTCGATCACGTAATGCGACCGATCCGGCCGGTGCAACCCCGCCGTCGCGGAATCGACCAGCCAGCGGCACGACCAGACATGGCACTCCGTCGGCATCCAGCGCGTCCTGTAGACCGTGCAGCCCTTGCCGGTGCGCTGATGGGCGCAGCGGGTGTTGGCGCCCTTGTCGAGCGCCAGGACGGGCAGCAAGCGACAACAGAGCTGGCACGACCCGCAGCGGCGGCTGCTGGAACTCAGGTCGATGGTGATTGTATCCGTCTCGGAAATGGTGTTCATGCGTGGTGTCCTCTATGAGTTCAGGGATCGGGTGAAGCCGGCCGGCGGCGTATTTCGGGATGCGCCGCCGGCCGTGTCGTCAGACTTTTGGTTTGACCGCCTTCGGCAGCTTCTCGGCGCTGACGTTGGCTTCCTGCAAGATCAGCAGAGCGCCTTCCTCATCGCCGCCTTTGAGCGTCGCCAGCGCCAGGTCGAGCAACTTTTCCAGCCGATCGACCTCATCGTCTGCGGGCTTGCTCATCGGCTTTGGCCCC